AAGTAAAACCATGATTATGAGCCAAGGCAGTACCCATAGCAGCAAGTGTGCCCATAGGGGTAGTAGTTCCACTAGCATTAGTACCCGACGTTTGAGCGATCGGATTAATATTAATATTGGTTGATCCACCCCCGATGTACTCGGGACGCTGTAAGCGAGCATCAGGAGAAATAACACCAAAATGTGACCTAATAATTTCAGTATAACGAGTACCTCCGCGTGCATCACGCTCCAACAATTTTTGGATTTGAAAGGATTGACGTAATTGATTAATTGTCGCGGCAGTTGCAGAAGATAAGTCAGCATAAAGTCCAGATACTCCTGAAGTTACTACACCTAAATTTTTACCAACTGGTCTTGTTCCAGTTGGATCAAAAGCACCTACGTCTTTATTATAAGCACCTGAATACCAATCAGTAGCACCACCTAAATCACGAAGTAAACCATAATTAGTTGTTCCATCAGTTACACCTAAAGTTTTACCTGTTCCATATACCGGTGCAGTTGTTCCTAAAGGCAAAGATACAGATGCACCTTTTTGTGGCCATGGTAATGCAGACGTAAAATAATCTTTACGTTTTCCACGTCTTAACAACGTGTAATTAGCAACAGTATCAGGACCATCGCCTGTATCTACTGTTACTGAATTTTGAAGATTTTCGTCCCTAAACCATTCGTTATATATTAAATTGTAAGCTCTAGGCCAGAAAGCACAATGGCTCACAGTATTTGAATTACCAACTTGTCCTACAGTAGGTAATCCCATGTAATCTTGAAGTGAGCCAATAGCGTATCCACCAACTGGTGATACTTGTTGGGGTACAACATAACTAATAGAATCACTAGGATTCGCTTGTTGACCCATAAATTTTTGCCAATTGCTCCAAATTAATCGATTTGGAACAAAGAAAAAGAATGAATCAAGATGCATATTATCCATAATTGGATAAAGAGGAGTTGCAAGACGAGCAAAAGCCGTCATATTCAGGCGGAATGTATCGCCTGGCAACATTTCGTCTACGTACACAGGTACTAGATAGCCGGCATCGAACGTTGTTTTATGTGTTGACTGACAATCAAATGAACTCCGAGGTATATCAGCCTTCGGAATCATAGTAAATTGATGTACATCTACTGACTTGTTACGATGCATGTTAACGAGCTCCTTAATTGTTCCGACCCAAAGATAATACCTTTGAGTCGGTTTGTTTTAAATCATTCCTTAGGTATTTTTACCTGTTTTCCTAAGGATAGTAGTTTTGGTTGATCATGTAAAGCAAATTGACCGGTATTATCGTCAAATTCGCCAAATTCATATAAATCAAAGTCATCTGGGTGATTATGTAGCTGATTTTCAGGATCTGCTCGATTAACTTCGTCGCTAAAGCTCCTAATTGCGACACCAACAGAGGGAACAAACATTGGACGACCATAAGCATCCGCTGCACGGTCTTTTACTGAACATAGCACTAATTTCATGAGGAATTCCTTAAGTGAGGTTACGTTTAAGTTTTTGAAGTTTTGCCTGAGTTACTTGCTCTTTTACAAGCAAGCGCTCAGGGGTATTATCTTCATAATTAAGTTTAGCAGACTTTTCTCGGAAGTAAAGTAGTTCGTCAAATTCATATGGATTATCTATTTTATAATTTTTGTCATAATATTTTGGAGGTTTGACTTTTTTTCCACGAATTACAACATAATCGTGAGGATACACATCGGAAGTGTATTTTTTATACCATTCGTAACCTATACCAGGCTTAAGGCTCATTTTCGTAAACTCGGGTTTACGTGTAGTGATTTCCCCTGATTCGGGGTCTATTTCTGTGTAATGTTCTGTTGCGTTTTTCCCTGTAACCTTTTTCATAATGTATCTAGCCACGTAGGCTGCGGATTCAAAAGTAACGTCTCCAATGGAGGAATAACCATATGGCCAGAGTAATTCAAGGTCTTTGGATCTATATAAGAGACTATTAGCGGAAGTCCGTTTCCATAATTTCTTATCATCGAAATCGAGTCCGAAGATACAGGCGTGCCAGTGCGGACGGCCAAGGTTTTCACCATATTCTCCAGCCATGTAATAACGTATTCTTCGTCCAGGATACCGCTTTCGTAATCTTTTAATAAAGAGCTGAAAGTCTCTATAGTGTAATGATCGATCGCTTGGGATATGGTCATCATTGTAAGTAAGAGTTATAAAACAGTTTTGTGTATGCATTTGAGCTTCATGCATACATCTAATCGCCCACTGACGTGAGCGTTCTAGTCTGCAACCAACACATTGGCCGCAGGGTAAATTCAAGGAGCGTGATATATCGTGTCTTTTCAATTCTGAAAAGACTATTGATCCATCAGTGCATTGATATGCACTTATAGGGTGATAACAAGGCATGTGAGGTGCCTGGGGGCTTTTTTAGAGCCTCCAGCCTCCACGTTGTGGGGCTTTTTGCATATTTGCAGATTTTGTTCGTCTAGCGTTCTTTCTAAAAGAACGAGCTGAACGACGTTTATTAACAGGTTTTCTATACATCATTTTTATAGCTCCTTTTATCGTACAGTTTAGGGTTTGGTGTCACCTAGCACAGTTACATCAAGTAAGGTAACTGTGCTACGGCTTATTCAGCCGCCTTTACAGGGGTGTTTTGAGCCACTTCTACGACTTCGGCAGTGGCTTTTTCGACCAATCCGAGTTCCTCGGCTTCTGGTCGATTATCCGAATTTTCTAAAAATTCGATTAATTGGGCAGGATCGTTTTCGAACCTTGCCCGAATTTGGGCTGGTAATGCCTCAAATTCTTCTTGAGCCGCGATAACGCGGTTCAATGCGGTATGGTAATCACCAATACCGGTAAAATCGCCATAACGTGGCGATAATGGGCTTTCAGGTAAAAGCCCTGTTATATTAAATTGACGAAGGATATTATTAATATCACATTCGTCTTTGAAATGCTGCTGAGCCAGGGATGGCTCCTCACAAGCCAAACCTGACTCATTAGTTGCAGCATCTCTATCATAGTTATATGGTGTACGTAAAAAAACAGTGTTTTTTGACATTTTTATCTCCTATTTGAAGTCGGTCTACTATCTGGTTGGTATGGTCTAAAAGGATTTGATAATCCTTTTGATATTAAATTTCCAACTGACGATGCACCTATGCCAACATCTCGTACGACAGGTGATAATCGTTCAGCGCCTTTAATATATGCGCCTTTATTTCCTTCATATAATCTGCCAATTGCTTTTGATTCTGGCAATTCGGCAGTATGTTTTGCAGCCAAAGCTGAACTTTGGGCTGCCATTGCATTGTTTTGATTAATCATACTTGTTACTTGGTCAACGTATCTTTGATGACCAGGTAATTGAGCTGATTTGTTAGCGCTTTCGACAAGAGCCAAATTTTGATTTGCTCTGTTTAAATCTTCTTGGCTGTTATTTGTACTTGCTTGTGTTGCTTTTAAATTAATATCAGCAATAGTATTTGCTGCTTGTGTTGCACTATTTGCAGCTGCGCCTAAAGCACTTTGTGCAACTGCAGTTTGTCCGGACGGTGTCGATGCACCGCCTTTTGAATAAGCTAGCATGGGGTTTAAACCCGCAGCTATCATATCAGTTACTGCTCGTTGATAAGAAGTATTTGACATTCTTTCTTGAAATGCCATTTGCTGTTGTGACATTTCAGCATTTGCTTGGTTCGCTTGTTGTTGACCAAAAAACGAACCTAACCCTGCAACCGTACCGCCTAGTAAAGAACCTAGGCCGGGTGCTGATGAGAATGCGTTAGCTATTGCACTAAACATTAGAAATGATCGATTAAGCCAGGTACAGAATACATTGGCATTGGTCTCGCTTTTTTAACATCAAAAAAGCTATCAAAAATAAATTGTTGTCCGTTAGCTGCGGATCCTACCGCTACTACTCGACTCACTGGTGGTGTGTCTTGTATAAACGTTGTATTCAACGTAGGTGTAGTAGTGAACTTTTGGGCAAGATGCCAGGCATCAATAGTTCCAGCAGCAGTAGAACGGAACAAACTTGAAATGCGGCTAGGATAATATCGGTATTCTGCCCAGCGT